TCCCTTCAACAAGCATGTTGTAAACATTCTTGGGGCTGGTTAAGGCTTTAAGCTCAGGGTCCTGTCTGGTTGCCCCGATCTGTTGGGCAAGCATACTCAGATTTCTTATCTTTTGGTCCTTGTTTCCGTTTCCTAAACCCACAACGACAGTCATGTCCATCCGGTGCTTCCAATGGCTCGGATCTATCGGTACCCACTCTTCCCCCGTCAATCTTACAACCCTTTTCTGGTCTTGATGTTTGCATACGATCTCATGTATCCTCAAACAAAGGCGTTTAACGCCCTCCCCGAATATACGGGCAATCATCTCTTCTTTAATATTTGCCGCATCAACCTGCTGACTTACAGCAGTGGCAGTAGTATTCTGCATCGTATCCGCATCCAAGCCATTGAAGGCACGGATACCAGTACGCTCATTACGCACCTTATCCACATACTCAATCATAGAGTATATGTGATTGGGCAACGGAGGAGTATCTATAGGTCGTATCGAACCGGGAACCTTCTCCCTAACCACTCCACCGGGGCGTGAGGTTAACATGTCGTCTAAGTTAACCATGCCCTCTACCACTGCGAAGCGGCCGTTGTTCAACATATAATAGTTGTCCAACATACTACGCCACAGCGTCGACTTAACTAACTGTAAATCCATCGTTAAGTCGGCTACGGATAAACCGTAGAACTTATGCGGGATGGGTGTGGGTGTTATCGCCGTATACGGGTGGCCATCCACCTCTTCGATTTCAAGAACAACCTCTCCCACCTTTACTACCTTTAACCATTCGGAGATTCCATCTCCGTCTTTATCAATCTTGATATAGGCTTCATCAACCCACACTTTACGTTCGGCACCATCCATGCCGGGGTTGACTTCAGTCAATAGGTGGGAGTCGTCATAGTCGTGGCGAGATAGATACTCCTCCTGCCACCATCCTTCATCGTCTCCTGTGATACTCTCAGATACATCGTAACCCGCTTCACGAAGCTCGGAAATTGTCCATAGCGACCTCTCACCAATGAACATGGCGTCATCTATGTCTTCCGCTCTTCGTGATATATAATGCTGTTCTGGTGGCACAACCGTAACCTGCACCTTCCCAGTTTTTCTTGTTTTCTTGATCTTAACGTCATGCGTTACGCCAGCACGTTCAAGGCCGGGGCTCATGGCCACCTGCATAGCCATATCTTCGCTAAGATTCTCGGTATGCTCTAATACCTCAACCCCGTCTGTATTGATTAGTTGAATAAATTCATTGTCGTTCAGCCCCTCGTATTCGTCCATAGTAACTTCTTCGGACTCGTCCCACAAGACTTGACAATGCCGTTCTTCATCATTAAGGCATCTTTAAACCAATCATGAAGGATTTTGAAGCCATCATTATCCTTCATCAAAATATGGTTTATATAATTAGACTCCTGCTCGGCCCCCTTGACATCTTCTGGCCCCTCTGGGTCAAAACGGCAAATATCATCCCCTGATGTGAATATACGCATAAGGGATGGCATCATCCACTCAATAGTGTCAAATACATCAGAAGACACAACTTGAGAACGACCCTCAACCTCATTACCGAACTTATCTCCGTAATAATAGTCTAGGGCTTTCCTGCGTTGTTCAAATAATTCCCCGCCAAAACCAAGAGAGTTTCTAATTTCAAAGTCGATAATCGCTCTTAGGCGTTCATCNTCAACTTTTCTTGGTTTTACCTTTTCCCCTTGGGCTACTGTGTTTTCCATTCACTCTCTTCTTAGGTGTTATGTCAATACCTAAATCATCAGATTTTAATGATTTTAATGACAAAAATGATTTAACGACCTCCTCCAGTTCAACCACCTGCGATTCCAAGGTGCTGACCCTAGCAGTTAGCTTGGCACTCATAGTAAATGTAAACTCCTCTATTGGTTGGCAATCTTTTTTGCATGTTTGTTGGCACGAGCTTCACCCTCACATGTGTACCCGTGTTCGGTGCCATGATATGAAGAAGTCATATCCCCCATACCATCTTCCATCTTGGTGTGATTATACTTTGAGGTATAAGAACCCCGGCCTGACTTTCCTCCCTGTTTAGCACCCCCACGGTGGTTGTTTCCTGTAAATTTTACGGCGTATCCGCCTGTATCTTCATATTCAGCCATCAGTTTTCTCCTATTATACAACACCCAGTTCAGGGTAAACTATACTCTTACCATAACTCTTAACATAAGTATGAGCAAAAGTCAAGCAAAAAGCATCAGCTAAATCGGGTGATTGTATCCCATTACGTCTCATTTCATCCTTAGATTCCACCTTTATCTTAGAGGCTGATGTATATTGGTATCTAGGCATAGCTAATTCATATATAAGTTCCTCTTGATTAGGGATAACAGATGTCCTATTCATAAACCAATCCCTAGCCTCCCACCATAGCTCATCCCTTTTTCGGTTGAACCTTCCTTCCGTAGAGGGTGACTCCGCTACATTCACTGCTCTTACGGGCAAACCAACTTCCATCATACGGTCTACCACGCCTGCCCCCATACCGATTGCGTCCACGAGAATCTCTACCGGTTTTTCCCATCCCTTCGCTTTGTCGTACATAGCCTTCACCATCCCAACCGTCTGCATCAAATCTTTTCCACGCCATGATATTATATTCCCCAGTAAATGATTGTTGCAACGTTTAGCTAAGGCAGTACGGTCTCCACCAAATCTCGCTACGTCTAGGCCCCAGACAACATCTCCTTCCACAAGTTTGATATCTCTATCCACAGCTTCTTCAACAATACTAAGGGGGATAACAGAATCGTCATCNCCAGAAGGAAACTCACCCAACACACGCACACGAAATACGTTCGATATTTCTCCATATTTNTCCTTCATCTCCTCTATATAACGTGGGTTAACCCTGCCGGAATCAGCACACCCCACCTTCATAGTGGTCCATAAATGTCTTTGTTCATGAAATGCGTTATAGAAATAACCACTGGTGCGGGTAGGATTACCGGTCATAAGCGTCTTTGCACCGGCGGTAGACATCGCACCTTCGCCTACCTCAAATATAATATCTTCCACACCAGAAGCCTCNTCCACNACAAAAAGCATGTGCTTACTGTGGAACCCCTGAAACGCCTCCGGTTTCTCCTTCCTAGCCGTCCGGGCTACGGCATAACACTCCAAGGTAGCCCCCTCAACCTCTATCCGCTCCCCAGTCATTCTGAGGAGGGCTTGTAGAGGTTTAGGCATCTGACGATACCAGTGGGCTATTTCTGACCAGAGAACATCCTCAAGCTGGTGTGCTGTTGGAGCTGTGCAGGCCACCTTCGCTGGATACCGTGTCAAGAGCCAATGCAGGATGATCCATGAGAGTACTGTCGTCTTCCCCACTCCGTGCCCTGATCGCACTGCTATCCTGTCGTTTTTCTGGACATGCTCCATCATCTCCTTCTGCCACGGTTCCGCTTTCGCCTTGAACACCTCCTTTACGAATAAGTGAGGGTCCGATCTCCACGTCAATAACTTCTGCTTCCAAGAGCTTTCTGCTGGCATCCTCTATTTCCTTTAAAGCGTCAATAAAATTAACGTTAAGCTCACTTTTAAGCTCAACATTCTTAGGCAATAATGAAACTACCGTCCTCACATACCCGCCGGGGTCCTTGTCTCTAAACGCAGATATAGCCTCTGATCCATGAGCCTCCCAATCAACCAGAAGGTCCTGTAGAGTTGCCTCCGATATTTTCGACCTTGCTCCCTTTGGACGCCCCCTTGGGTTTCCGCTTTGGCCCTTCTCCCACTGCTGTGGTAGTTTTTTTTCTGTCATATAGCACCGCTCTGGTTAGTAATTCTATTGCTTGTTCTTCTGCATCCCCTGCGTTATCCGAGCTTTTACGAAGGAAAGCGAAGTGAAGATGAAGCAATTCGTGTATGAGGGTAGCCTCAATATCTTGTGGAAAGTCCTTGTCACTGTAATACTCTGGTTTAAGAATTTTAATACTAGAAGTAAGATAAGTCTGGTCATAGTCGTTTAAACCCTGACACCCTTCCATATCCACAGGTTTGGCATACCGAACCTTAATGTGCCAGTTCTGTAAGCCGAGGCGTAATTGCCACTTCTTTAACAACTCCCTTAGATTTGGATTTTTAATCGGCATTAACTTGGGCTACGGGGAACACACTCATCTNACCATAAATCTTCTCATAAATACATGTATGGCAAACCCATCCCTTGGTAGTTGTTATATAATCATAAGGCTGATAAATAGATTCAAAGTTGTTTAACGAATCGCAAATACTAAACACCAAATGACCCTCCTTGGCCTTAGCCCGATGCTCTGGNTTACAGCTTCGTATCCTGTTCACTGAATAATAAGGAAAAACTAACGCCTCATCCACAGCGGTGTTTAAGTCATAATCCATATAAGCCACTACAGAGTGTGGCACCATGTTAGGTTGCCATGCGTACACATGGGCATGAAAATCCCTCTCCGTTTGAAATCGCTTGTAAACATCCACCTCCTTATAATGGTCAGACTCCTTCCAATGCTCACCTGCATAAACACTGCCACTAAGCACCCAAACAAACATTACTAACCAATATTTCATGGCCCTCCCCCAACAACGTAGCACTCATCCCTAAAGCGTTGGACGCCAAGAATCCATTTCTGTAGCTCCACCTTATCATCATGGCTCATAGACCACTTAATCTCCGATTCACGCTTGAGATTCATTATGGGCTCTGCAGGATACAAAGGCAAGTCTAANTTACTCCTGTTATACCAAGAATAACAACCACTAGCCAAAAAGGTTAGGATCGTCAGGCATAATACTGTCGATTCTTTCCGCATATTTCTTCCTTATTTCAGCCCTTAAATTGGCCTCCTTAATAGCGTGACCATGGGCCTNCTCTAAATTCTTCAACCTTTCGGACTTTATACCAAAGCCTGTCAAATACTTGATAAACAAGAATAAAGCTCCTACCATACCAATAATACTCAATATAGTTACCATATCCCGAATACCTCCCTCAGTCCATCACTGTCAACCCCTTGGTTAGCTATCATCTCCGCTTGGGCAACATAAAAATGGTCCCTGCATAAAATAAANACCAAGTCCCCAAACGCAGGGNACGCACGATCATCCTCCTCGTCCCTCCTTGGCCTCCCCTTATACACCATTAAATCATAATCAACCCCTTGCACCATACTATCAAATACAATTAGTTTATCACAATCCCTGTAGTCGCACATGTGAGTGTCTTGCTCAAGCATCACTTAACCTTATAATGATTACTATATATATTCGCAGGCTCAAAGGAACCAAAAAGCTCGCCACCCCTTACCCTAACCTGAAAACACATACCCTCCTCAATAATCCCCCAATTAGACGGGATATCCGATCCACCAATTAATTTATCCGCAGATACCCATTCGGAACTTTTGGATTTTTTTTTTCGTACCACTTTAAGTTTCATTTCATCCCATGGTATAGCAGAGGGAAAGTGAGAAGTCAAGAAAAATTTTGAAATTTTTTTTTAAGGTCGTCTGGGAGTGGTAGAGACTGTATATTTATAGATACCCCCTTGCTATTCGGGTACCCCCCCCCGTTCGGATATCCGAACATAAATATCCTTATGCCAATATCCTTATACCGATATGATATCCCTATATAAATATCCCTATACCGATATAACATCCTTATACAGATATCCGTATACCAATATGATATCCCTATATTAATATCCTTATTATAAATATAAATATCCGTATACCAATATATTGGTACTGGTTCGGTATACCGAAATCTATTATCGCGAATATCGGTATGCCGATATACAGTATTAGATTTACATTGAATATGTATGTTACATATGATATTTGCTTATAGATTTACATTACCTTTCAATGTTTGACCTTGTCAGATGCCCTACAATCCATTATTAATGGTAGAGCATACCTATAGGGTCTATGGATTTTTAGTGGAATTCAGTGTATTTTGGGCTTCCCACGACCATTAAGCCCTTTTCCCTCTCTTTTAAATCGCCCTAAAACGACCGCTCTATAGAATAGCGTATCTTTTTTTATCAATGGCTATAAAAAATATTGATTTGTATATGCTTTGTATGGGATAATTGCATCTGTTTATAAACTCATTTTCTTAACTAAAAAAAGGAAAAAAACAAATGGCTAGAAAACGTATTAAACGGTCCGGCAAAGGTGGAAAAAGGAAAAGCCCTCATGCTGATTCATATCAGGTTAGGGCTAATGCGATTAAATATAAATCAAAAAAAATGGAAGGCGTTCTAGTTACAATTGAAGCCCCAGAGTTTTGGGATTTTATGAGAAACTTAAAACCAATGGAAGGGGACTCTTATTCCGTTCCTAACTTATTTCATGCTTCAAATGGCATGTTAGTCGAATTAAAAGAAAAAATAATTCCAGATGATTTTTACAATATGGGATATTTTGGCTATGGTGGTTCAACGTTATTGGTCGATAACTTAGCAAGTTTTAGTTTTGTGTTTGCAGAAAAAGGAAATAAATTTATTCTGGAAGTCCCCACTTGTAAATCAGTTTTGAGAAAATTCAAAGAAAACTTAAACAATTTTTTGCGCCATGTTTACATTAATCATATTATAGAAACCTCTTATAATTTCACCCTAAAATTTGAGCAAAACATAGACCTTAAAAAAAGGAATTCAATAAATGAATCAATCTGAAATTTTTACCAGTATTAAAGCGGTTGGCATAGAATTCGAAGGGCTGTGGTATAAATACCCAAACGACCTATTCAAAGAGGATGGAAGCGTGGAATTCGATAGGGGATACGAGCATGACGAGAATTGTGACGACTACGACTACTGCGATTGTGAGCAAAATGATTCAAACGGGTATGTTGGTGAAGTTGCAAGTAATATTTTGTACTCATCTGATGAGATAAAACAATTTTTTAACGATTATCACCCTCATGAGGTAAATCATACTTGCGGGCTACACATTCACATTAGCCTAAATGGAGTTGATGATTATTCAAGATTGTGCGAAAAATCTTTTTATAAACATTTTAAAAAAGAGTTGGTGGAGTGGGGATCTATTCATTGTCCTAACAAGCGGTCTTTTTTTGACAGGCTCTCTGGTCACAATGATTATTGTCTGGACATCCACGTTCCAGAACGTCAATTGGGAGGTAGCCGTGGTCAATCGAGATATTCAATTTTAAATTATTGCTGGCAAGATCATGGAACTATAGAGTGCCGGGTTTTGCCTATGTTTTCCCTTGATAGTTTAGGTTTAAAAGCCGTTATGGCTGTTTTACAAATTTACGAAAATTATTTATCAGATAAGAAAAACAATTGGACCTCAGAAGGGAATCCAATATATTTTGCGTTACCTAAAAAATTTAACAATCATTTGATTGAGGAATATTCTATAACATCAAAGAAAGGAAAAAAAATATGTGTGTAATTTTTGCAACGGATAAGGGGGGAAAACTCCCCTCATATAAAGATTTGAAAAAAGGGGAAGAAACAAACCCTGATGGTGGTGGTATGGCTTGGGTCTGGAATAATAGGCTATTTTTTCGGAAAGGGATTGATGCCGATAAAATGTTCGAATTGATTAAGAAATACGATATTGATGCGTCTAAAACTCCAGTGGTTTTCCATTTCAGGATTTCATCTTGCGGTGGTATAAGTGATAAATTGACTCATCCTTTTCCTATTAATAAAACCGCTGATTTAAGATTGTCTGGAAGTTTAAAAGGGTCAGTTTTATTCCATAATGGTCACGTTTCACAATGGGAGAA